AAAATGTTTTATTCAATAAAAATGAACTTAAAAAATTCTTTATGATATTAAACTTTAGTTTAAGTGAAGAACAATTTGAATATGAATCATTAATATTAAAATCTCCACCAATTGAATTAAAATTTAAAAAGGATATATATTACTCTCTAGGATTAGTATTAACAGATAATAATGATAAAATTATTAAAATTCGAAAATTAGAAATTTTTGATTATTATGTTAAAAATGAACAAGAATTTATTGATGAATTATTGAAAGAATATAAATTATTACAATTAACAAATAAGTATAATATTAGTCCTAAACCGTATAATATATATTTTATTATTGTTGATAGTTGGATATTTTCTATAATTGAAATGGATTTTTTTGATGGTATATATGCCGATATTGTTTTAATAGATTTACCAGAAAAACCACGAAAAATATTATATGATAAAATATTTAACAAAATAAAAATGTTAGATAAATTACATATTAATCATAATGATTTACATTTTGGTAATATTTTAGTAAAAAAAACTCATAATGATTATGATATTAAAATTATTGATTATACTCTCAGCACTACACAAAATAAAATATCTTGTTTATCAAATGCACCTATAGTATTTAATTATTTATTTGTAATAAGATTTAATATTAAACAATATTTATTAAATAATTTTGAAGTATATTCTTCAACTAAACAGCCGTTAATTCTTTATAAAAAACAAAATGAAAGTAATAAATTAAGTAAAAGTAAAAAACAAAGTGAAAGTAATAAATTAAGTTTGAGTAAAACACATAGTGAAAGTAATAAATTAAGTTTGAGTAAAATACAAAGTGAAAGTAATAAATTAAGTAAAAGTAAAAAACAAAGTAAATTGATACATATATAAGTAAAATAAAAATTTATATAAATATATTTTCTTATATATAAATAATAATAAGTGTTATATATGCTAATATTATCTAGATTTTTCAGAAATAGAAAACCAATAAATATAAATGATAACAATATTATTTTACAACAAAAAATAGAATATCAATTACTTGATCAAATTTTACAAAAACAACAGTATGATATATCAATAATGATTGAAAATATAAATAGAAATAATAATAATTTTGTACGAGAATTCACTTATAAAATGCCTAATATAAATTTTAATGATATTAAAAATTAATTATATCTTATTTTTTACTATAATATACGATTATATTATTATTATATTATGATTATAATTTATTTCCAATAAGAAAATGTAGGTAAATTATACCACAATTTAGTTAATAATGAAGTTTGTTGTAATAATGAATTTTCTTCATTATTTTCTAAGTTTTCTAAGTTTTCTTTATTTGTATTTTCTTTATTTGTATTTTCTTTATTTGTATTTTCTTTTTGATTTTTATCATTCTTTTTATCTAAACTAATTACATTATATTCATTTTCAACTAATTGTTTAAATTCTATATTTTCTTTATTTTTATCTTTAAGTAAAATTTCATCTTGTAATGTTAATGTTGAAATATATCTTTTATAATCATTATTGAATTTAAATTGCATATGAACTTTATTTTTTCCTGTATAAAATGGAAATTTATCAAATTTATATCCATTATATACATTGTAATTTTTATTATGAATATATTGATAATTTACATAATATTTACTCATAATATTTTTAACACTTTGTGAAAATTAAATTATTATAACTTAATTATATATTATAAAATATTTATTATTATTTATTATTATTTATTATATATATTATAAGAAAAATATGACATTTTTATATTTTTTTTGTTTATATTATTTTGAAAGCAATAGTTTTTTAAGGCTAAATAAAAAAAGCTTATTTACATGTTGGTTGTAGTTACCGTTGCCATTTTGGCACAAGAGATGAGTAGTCTCCCACTCCCGTACTACACGCGGAGTATACTTCGAGATGAAGCATTGAAAGAACTTGTTACTCGATCGTGTGATGGAATACCCTATCCGCTTGGCATTTGCGAACCCGAGAATAGTTAGCGACTGTAAAATATATTTGGTAATACAGTTAGCCGAAGAAGGATCGCACACTCACCACGAACACACCGCACACAGTATTAACATAAATTTTTTTTCTTTGTAATATAATAAAAAAGAAAAAAAAATTATATATATAAAATTAAATTAAAATGATGATTAGAGATTATGTATTAAATAATTATGAAATTATCAAGTGTTCTAATGGTTTATATTTAATACAAGACAAACCATATAGCACATATTATATTACATTACAAGATATTAATGTATATATTAATGGTTATTATTTTACTATTCCAAAAGGATTTAAAACTGATGGAGCATCAATACCTAAATATTTACAAAATATTTACTATAAACCCTTAGATGAAGCAGTATTATTTGCAGGTGTAATTCATGATTACTTATGTTTAACACATATGCCAGCACAAAAAGGACTATATGATAAAAATCTTTATGACTTTAAAAATGGCTATTTATATTTACAATTATTTAATAATAATGGTGATAAAGCACATAAATTAAAATTATCAAATAAAGATGCTACACAAGTTTATAGTGATTTTGTAAAAATATATGCTCCAAATCAATATATTAATTGTAAATTATTTAAAATTAATTTAAAACATAAAAAAATAGCAGCAGGTAAAGCATTTTTAAATATATTAACAATATATCATTGGAATAAAAAACGTTCAGCATATATGTTTAAAAAAATTGATGATGATATATTAAAGTATAATAATATATCTGATAAAGTAATAATTGTAAATTTAAACAATAATTATTTTAATAATTTAATTTTAGAACAAAAAATAGAAAAAAAACCTAAAAATATTTGTGGTATTCAATAATTTTTATTTTAGTAAATTTAATAATTATTTTATATTATTATCCAAAAGATAAAATTAATTTTATTTTACTTTCTTTATATATAATATAATTAGTTATTTTATCATATTTCATAGTATTTATTTATTTTTATAAATATTAAAGCTGTTACACCTTTGTGAAATTTAAATGCCGACTTTTATTATAAAAAAAATTTTTTTTTAGGCTACAAAAAAAATGCTTATATACATATTGATTGTAGTTACCGTTGCCATTTTGGCACAAGTGCAAGGTCTAAAAATGACAGAAAAGACACACTCCGTGCCTTGGTTCAGTCTGGTCCGGGCGGTTGTCGTATACGGGGGTAATGAGGCAAGGGATATGAATACTTTATACGGCGCTTGGTCATCAACGATGAAGAAACGTACGTTGCCAGAAGAGATTGGCAGTAACATCAACAGTATGCTATCTAGTGTAGCACCGAAAGTGATAAGCTCGAATGTAGAGGTAAATACTCTCCCAGAGGTATTGGCGATGGCATTTGGGATTAAAAATATCTGCCCCCCGGATAACTACCGCAGTTCCGGTACTCGCACGATAGAAAACCATGGAATGTGTCTGGTGTGCGAATCAGGGTTCTACCCATTCAGTGCATTTGATGAATGTGTGGTAATAATTAAAAACTTGTGGGAGTACTGCGCGAGTAATGGAATATCACACTTGAAAGTGTTGATAATTCAAGCGTACTGTAGGAGGTAGTAGCGAATCACTTTTTGCACACGAAACCAATATCAAGTTTCTCACGTAGTGCAGTTTTTCTATCCGTTCATCATCCGCACACGCGCGTTCCTCCGGTAGAGAGCGTGAATCAAAATGAGCAGAAAAAAAAATTTTTTTTTATTTATTTATTATTTTGTCATAATTAAAGAACTCCATAATATATTAATGCTTTATTTGAAGCATCTTGTTCTGCTTCTTTTTTAGTTGTTCCTTTGCCTATGCCAATAATTCTATCTTCATTTGTTTTAATAGTTATAGTAATTAATCGAGGTGATGTTTTTTCATCTCCAGAATATATTTTATCTTCTTCATTGTTTTCAAATTGACTTTGTTCTAAACTATATTCTAATTTCACTGATTCAATATTAGTAGGTGCTTCAATTGACGATTTACTATATGAAAATGATGGACTATTTGTTTGTGATGTAATATCAATAAATTGTGGTTTATAATGTAAATTTTGTTGGCAATACTTAATTAGTTGGTCTTTATAATTTTGATTTTGACGAACTAATTCAGTAAAATCAACATATTCTTCAAATATATTCATAACCCAATTTTTTGCAACATCAAATCCTTTATCTAAGAATATAGCACCAATAAATGCTTCAAATACGTCTTCTGCATAATCATTATAATTACGCGCATCTATTTTTTCTAATTGTTTTGATATAATAAGAAAATTATTTAATTTAATTGTTTTTGACATTAATGCCAACATTTTACCATTAACAAGTTTAGTTCGCATTTTTGTCAAAAATCCTTCTGTTTCATTATAATATCTTTCAAATAAATATGATGCAGTTGCAGAATTTAATATACTATCACCCAGAAATTCTAATCGCTCATTACTTTCTTCCTGAAGTGGGATACAATCTTCCGGACAATTTTTATTACCATTAATTATATTTTCATTCTTTCTTGTGCAATATGATTTATGAACAAATGCTAATCTATATAAATTAACATTGCCTATATTAATATCAATATCTCCTAATTCAAGAAAATAACTTATCTGTTTTTCAGTGATTATTTTATTCTTATTATTATATGGCAATTCATCGTCGTTCTGAATAACTGTTGTCATTATTGTTGAACTTTTAACAAAAAAGAAGGAAAAATAAAAGTGATATATTATATATATATTATTAACTTATCTTTATATTCATTTTTTTTTTAGTTAAATTATTTTTATATGTTAATTTACACTTTATAAAAAAAAATTTATTATTAACTATTAACTATTAATAACCATACCGAAATAAACGATTATACTCTTCTATATCACGCGGATCATCTGGGTCAAATCCTGCATTCTTCATCTGTTTTATTTCAAATTTATCTTCTACTTGCATTGTTTGATAACAAAAGCCATGATATTGCATCCCATATACAGGTGACTTACAATAACCACAATAACACCAATCTCCATCTGGATAAACATTCATAACGAAACTATCACAGCTGCTACATTCATCTTGTTTTTCTTTTTGTTCTTGAGATATTTGTTCATATTCATTCATATTTTTACTAGAAAACCACATAATCTCACCATTAATAAATCCACGTGGTGAAATATTCAAAATTTCTAATTCACATTCAATTTTTTTATTATTAGTATTAATATTGTTAAAAATCCAATAATACGTATTAGTATCCGGTTCTCGTTTCCAATACCACTTATGTGATATAGTATCATATGAATTTATAGAATAGTTAAAATATTCTTCATAGAATTCAACATAAAGACTATTTTCATTCTCATCATATAAACAATATTTACGATAGAACACATCTTGACTTGGTTCTTTTTCAATTAATTTATCTAATAAAGCCGAGCGTTCAGAACTATTATTCTGATTTTCCCGAAAATTAAAGTATCTCATAAAAGTTGATACAAAGCTCAGATGTAAGTCTTACTTGTGCCAAAATGGCAACGGTAATTAGTAATGACATCAATATTATCATTTTTTTTTATATAACATAGAGTATTGATATAAGGCCAACGGCTAATAATTTTATTTACTTTATAAAAAAAAATTATTGACAGTTTTTTTTTGAGTTATGTTCGTGTTGTGTTCGTCTAGCTGGTCTAGTTCTTCTCATCCGAGTCTGAAGCGGGATCTGTGCCTTCGATCAAGGCAACAATCTGGCGTGCCAACTCTTTGTAGTCTTTAGCACACGGCACTGACCATGTATCGTACCACAGTAATTCATTGGGAACGCCGCGTAAGCTTGTGCCCCAAGGCAGTTTACTCGCCATAACTTCGGCTATACGTCGCACGGTATGCTTTCCTTCACAATTTTCTTCTGCGGTATCGTTAATTATGACCGAGAGTTTTACACCTTTGCCTCGCACAAAAACACGTTCCTTAATCGGATTACTATTATTTTCTACATTTGCGTGGTCTCCAAGTTCCGCTTTCAAGCCATCATAGAGTGGCACTAAGTTATGTAATGTCTCATCCGACATTCTCGGAATCTTTCTTGAAAAGTTTAGTAATAAATAATGGTATTTTATATTCTTATAATAAAAGGCATTTTTTTTATAAAACATAGAGTATTGATATAAGACCAACAGCTAATAATTTTATTTACTTTATAAAAAAAAATGATTGTAAGTTTTTTTAGTTCTGCTCGTGTTGTGTTCGTCTGTTCGTAATCCATATTACGCGACACCTGTAAAAATCCTCTGCGTCTCAAAGCTGACTGACGTTGATTACCTGGTACCTCGACTCAATTGACCTAAACTGGACTGATGAACACTGGACTGATCTAAACCGGCCCGACCGGACCGACCTAAATGCCATATCCAACTCTTATAAGATTCTATTTCTGTTTTTAAATTTTCACGATCCTTTTCAAGTTTTACAATTCTGGTTTTATAATAAGCTGGTGCAAGCGTATCCAAAACCCACTTCAATATTTCAGATGTCAAATTATCCTCGCTGATCGCAGTTAACATTATTTGATGCTCTGCTGTTTCTTTTTCTTCCATATTTGGAAGAATCAAAAATGCTTTTAAGCATCCCGATTGTGTTCTTGTTGCCTCACACTCAAAGAGTATGAATTTGAACATTAGAACCGCTTTTTGAAGTCCTGGTTTGGTTTCCATACTCGTTATTCTAATTTGAGTGTCCCCATCCTCTATGCCAGAAATATATACCTTAAACCCATATTTGAATATCAACTCCTTAATTCTTTTTAGCACCCTCTCCAGCACATGACCTGACACGTGAATACCGTTATTTCTGTTTTCGCCACAATTCGTATTTCTAAAACTTTCTTTTTCGGGCTGTAGAAAAACGAACTGTTGCGTCTCTTGATAGTCACTCATCCTTGTGCCAAAATGGCAACGGTAACTACAACCAACATATAAATTAGCATTTTTTTTGCCATTAGCCTTAAAATAAAATTATATATATTATAATATATAAAAAAAAATAGATTTACTTTATTTATGCTTTATTTATGCTTTATTTAATTGCATATATTCCAATAATGTTTCTGCAATTTTCGGCCCAATTTTCCTTTTATCCGTATATTTTATTTCTGATATTAATTTGATTTTCGCTTTTCTTCGTTCTTTATCTGTTAAATAAATTTTATCTTGGTCTTGAATTGTTTGTATCAAATTAATTATTGACCCAAAATGTTCTTGGATTTTTTCTGCCATTGATTGTGATATACTCGGAATTTGACATATTTGTAATGCCATTATATTATCACTATTAACATATGTGCTTTTTTTTTTAGCTTTAACTACATTTGTATAATTTGTATCAGTTAATTGTTGTTGTGATATATATTTATCTGGATATTTTTTTAATCGTCCAAATAATTCAATTATATATTGAACTGTGTCATTTATATTATGTGTAGTTATTACTGATATATTATCTCTTATATGTGTATTAATTATTGCACCGTTAATATCTACATCATTATTATAATTAACAAAATCTTCAATTATATATATTAGTTTAACTTGATAATCTGCATTTGAATTTAATTCTTGTTGTTGTGATTTATATTCCATTAGTCTATATTTCTGTTCTTTATATCGTCCATCACGAATTGATGCTTTCAAATCATTAATCGATTTTCGTTCTATTATTATATATGGATTATTATTATATAAAATTTGTATATCTCCTATATATAGTTGTTGCACTGTAAATTCTACTTGATGTGATAATAATTGAATTAAATTATGTTCTCTATTATCTATTATTAAATTCATATTAATTGATAAAAAAATGTTATATATATATAAGAATATATTTAATTAATCTTTAAATAACAAAATCTATAATTATAATAATAAATAAT